TGCTACAGTATCTTTTTTCTCAGACATAAAATGCCTCCTTTTGTTCTTTATTATTATAGCATTAAATTGAAGAAAGGACAGGGGAAATAAATCCCCTGCCCCTTTGGTTGCAATAACGTTAGTTATTAAGCAGCCTTGACTGCATATGACACAGCGTCTTCTTCTTCCCAGTTGATACCGAAACGAACGAATACGGTGTATTCGATTGTGTCCTTCTTAGGGACATAGAAACGGTTAACTGTGATGTCACGCTGGAAGCCCCAAATACGGTTCTGTGGGAATGTAAGGTCTACAAAGTCCGCAGGGTAGAAAGGAACTTCTAGCACATCGATACCGAGTACACGAGTTGAACGTGCTCCACCAATTGTCTGGTCTACACCAGCAAAGAATGAACCACGGCTTGCATCAGTTGCACCAACAGCAGTAAATACTGTACCATTGTTGCGAACGATGTTAGCAAACACGTCTGTACCAGCGTAGAACTTTAGTCCACTCTGGATTGCACGGTAACGGCGTGGCATTGCAAGAATAATCTTCTGTAGTTCAGCAGTGGTCCAGTTTGCACCAGATACTGTCTGACCAACCTCGTTTGTGTAGGTTGAAGACTTTGTTGCAACAACAGCCTGGTGAGAGAATCCATCGGTCTTAGTGCGGTTTACGAAACCGTTCATAATTCCGAGGAATGTTCCATCACCTGAGTAACCTGTACCATTAATGGCAAGGTCCTCGATGTCATTTCCAAAAGCGTTAGTCATAAGACGTACCAAGTGGTCCTCAAGAGCACCACCTTCAATATTGTCCTCTAATGCTTCTGCTGAAACTTCCCAGTCAAGACGTAGTTTCTTAGTTGTAAGTTCTACCTTGGTGAAGGTTGCTCCAGTGTTTTGGAAAGTTGCATCGCCCTGGTTTGCAGCACGAATAACACGCTCTCCAACGTTAACCTTTTCGAGTTCCATTGAGTTTGCTCGCATGGTAACACGGCGACCATCGTTAGCGAGGGTAGTTGCATTCCAAACATAGTCAATAAAGCGATTGGCTTGTTCAGGACGCAGGATACCAGCACCTGGATAGCCTGGGTTAGATGTGTAAGATGGGTTAACAGCGTTAGGAACTGCAGTTGTACCCATCTGAGCACCAGCACCTAAAGTGTTGTTGCCTAGATAGTGTGAAGCAGGACTGGTAACACCACCGATACCACCTGAATCAAAGCCACCTTCCTGATTTGGATAGGTAGAAGTTCCAGATGGATTGTTTTTAATAATTTCTTCCGACATATATTTCACCTCCCAGTGATTTTTGTTTTTTATTTAGTTGTCAAACTATTTGAGTAGTTCGGACGTTGTGAGGAAACTACCGCCCCAAATTGATTTGTTTGATTTCTCAACCATTGCTGGTTCCTGCACGACCTGTCCAAGGTCGCCAGATTTGCGGAAAGCGGTGTCAGCCTCAACAGCATCCACCCTCTTTCCAAGATTTGTAAAGTCATCGTGGGCATCTGACATTGCTGCCGATACATATCCGAGTGACTTCTTTAGTTCAGCAACTTCATTTTCAAGAGTAGATTTTGCATCTGCTAGTGATTTAATAATTGCTGAGATATCGCTAAAGGCTGATGTTACGGCATCTTTGAGTTCAGTTACTGCATCTGCAACTGCAGGTACAGGAGCCTCTTCTAAACTAGATACCTCTGGTGTAACTTCTTCTGCAGGAGTTGCTGGTACAGCCTCAAGAATTTCAGGCTTATCTTCTACCGCAACTTCTTCTACAGCAGGTGCAACAACTTCGGCATCTGCCTCTGGAGCGATTTCGACTTCTTCAACGTTTGTGTTTTCATCGGTCATAATATCATTCTCCTTTTTACTAATCTTAGAAGTATTAATGCCTTTAGCACTATCAACTAAGAACTTTACCATGTCAAGTTTGTCAGAATCTGACTTCTCAACAAAACCAATATTTTGCATTTGAGTTCCATTAACTGGACTAACTGCAGATTCTTCTTCTGAAATTGTAACCAATCCAGATTCTTTATCCCAAAATACATTTTCTAAAATTGTTTCTGTGCCTTGTCCAGTAATGGTATCAACACCATCTACTTTTTCAACAGACAAAATATTTGCAAATTGGTTTGCTGGACTATCAACTAATGATAGGTCTACTAAATCGTAGTCTTTGATTACACGGATACTTTTATCCATTTCTTCATTATATGCATCTTCATACTTGTTCATTTTACCGCCAATAGAAAATCCTGTGTAGGTTCCATCTAGAACTTTTTCCCAAGCATCTTGAGCACCCTTTGATACATAAGCAGATACATAAATTCCTGAATAGAATTTTTTTGTTTCTGGGTCAAAGTATTTGTCTTCTTTAAAAGCAACCATTTTACCAATAGCCTTGGGCTGGTGCATTTCACGAATGTTGCCACGAAATTTTTTAAATGCTTCCACAGAAGCCTCTGGGGTAACGATGTCTAATTGTTTATCTACATTATCAAGAGTGGCAAAACCACTTACGATACGGCGTTCTGCATCTACCTTTGCAAAAGGCATAGAAAGGCGAACATTGTTTCCTTCTGTTTCAAAATGTGCTTTAGAGATACTCATAGTAGTTTAATTATAGACCCTTTTTTATAAAATGTTATAATAGTGTTATTATAGCATTATTTTATGCAGAACGTCTTCCTTCTCCCTTTGGATTTCTTCCAGCAGTTGTTGCAGGAGTATCCGCTTGAGCCTGTTGACGCTGTGCATCACGAGTTCTATTCTGGTCGTTATTTGCTTTTGCATCTGCAGCCTGGCGTGGAGTAGGAACTATTAGTCCATCCCCTTCTTCTAACTGTGGAAGATTTAGAACTTCACGAGCCTCATTGGGAACCATAATTTGGTTTTTAACATAGTTTGTAAGAATCTGTGACTGAGCAAGTTCATCTGTAAGAGTAAGTTCATTAAACTTAAGTTCTAACACATCTGTTTTTTCAGCAATAATTCTATTAAGGATTTTTTCAAGATTGCGTTGTGCAGGACGTGCAACTTGTTCTTTAAAAGTGCGGTCTTGTGATAATGACCCTGCTAGTGAAGCACCATCGACACCTCCGAGTTTTGAAAGTGGTACTTGGTGAGCAACAAGAATATCGTCACGAACTTGTTTACGATATTCAGCAAATGAGCCTTCTTGGACACCAGATTCAATGGCGGTCATTTTAAATTCTACATTTGTAGCATCTGTTGATGGTGGAAGTGGAATATAAAGTGTGCGGTGATTTTGACCTTTCAAGCCAGTTTGTAGGAAACGAAATAATTTGTCTTCTGCTTCTTGGCTAAGTTGTGCACCTTGCAAAGTAACTACATAACGAGGCACAGCCTTGTTTTCAAAGTAATCAATATTATATTGCGATGCAAGTTGGTCACCAAGTAGTGATGGCATTGCTGCTACAACATCTGGAACACCATAAAAAGTGTTTAGTGGAGAGTATTCTTTAATGTGAATAATCTCATTAGGACGTGGGTCTTGAGTAATAAAGTTTTTATTCTTTGCCCCAAAATTACGGAAGTAAACAACATGATTAGCAATAATTTGAACGAAGCCATCTTTTAAGCGGCGTACACGCATTGTCGTAGATGGAATGTGTCCTACATAACCAATCTCTCCGCTAGTAGTGCGACCAATTTCAATATAACCGTTTCCAGTTGAGTGAACGTCAGTAAATACCTTTTCCATAACTGAAGTAAATGATTCATCGTGATTAAGGTCTTCCAGCCATCCACGAAGTTCTACTTTTAATCGCTCAATTTTTTTACGAGCACGAGCAGTTGCATCTGGAGCAGCACCTTCAAGTTTTAAATTTGTTTTATCAGAAACAATAAAGTCGTATCCAAGACCAACAGTATTTTCAACCTTTGCATCAATAGCGGCGTGGTTGGCAAAAGAGGTGTCATAATAATTAGCAAGTTCATACATATTGTATGGTGGAGTAATTACGTCAAAGATGCCATAGGCATTTCTGAATACAATACCTGGATTAATTGCTTTAGAACGTGAATCTTTGGTTCCTGTATTATAAGACTCTGCTTCTGCCATGTAGGCATCGTCACCAAGTGCTTTTGACATACGAGTAGCACGGCGTTTAAAATTAACATCTAATCCAGTTAATCCTTTTAGTTCGTCCCACGACTTAGCAAAAATATCTGAATCTGCAAATGGTAATGGCTGAGGCTCAAACTCTGGCAATCGAGCAGGAATGGGAATTCTTGTTAGTCCATCTTGGTCATTAATCAACGTATTCTCCATAAGTTTCTAGTGTTTTCTTAGCAGCAATAAGTGCACCCAGGTCATTTTCTGAAGGAATATATCCTTGAGCCATTCGGTCTTTTTGTTCACTATATTCTTCATCAGAAATTTTACGAACGTTTGGGAAAAATACAGCCTTTCCTTCTGGCTGACCATTGTAGGCAGCAGCATCTGCTAATTCCTTCATTCGTACTGCATCATCTTTACGAGATGCGATTGATAAGGCATTACCCTCACCATCTGTAAAAAATTTACCTGTTGGCAACTGCCATACATAAATTCCAATAGTTGAAAAAGGTTCTTCAATAACCTGAACCTTGGCTCTCTTTACTTTACTTAGCAAATTTGCATTAAATGTGTTTATATCCATAACCATTAGTATACCACATTATACTGGACTGTATGAATTATTGTTAGGCACTGTGTTCAAAAATATTTGATATTCTGGGAAATGTGTCTTAAGTTTTACCGTGCCAGCACTAAGTATTTCCGAATCGGTACTGATTAATGACGCTCCAATAAATGAATTGTAAATGTCTTTAGGGTAAATGCCAATATAACCTAATGATGCTGAAACTTCAGCGTTTAACCATGTACCTGCAACCAAGCCAATGCCAGGAAACGATACTGATAAGCCAGAAAGTCTTGACCAGGTAGTTGCTGAACCAGAAGGATACTGAATGTTATACCAAGTATTATATGAATAGTTTTGCTGTCTTTCAAATTCATTTTGCAAATAATAAGAAAAATTATCAATATTTAGTTTTTCTTTAATAATAAAACTTCCAGTCAATAAAGAAAAATCTAAAATTGTGTTAAATGATATTCCCCAAGACGACCATTCACGAGCATTTAAAACCAATGAACCAGACAGTGTTCCATTCATATAGTATGATAACTGAGTATATTCTGTGCTACCGACATAGGCTGCAATAGTTGCTCTTGTTCCTGTTGATGATTTAACTTTAAAATCAATAGTTGTATTTGCATTGTTAGTTATTGTAAATAAGATTGTTCCCACCGATGGCAATGTTTCATAGTTATACCTTGCAAAAAGATTTAGTGCAGCCAATTTAAAATTTTCTGATTGATTACTATTAATATTAACTTTTAGTGTATTACCAGAAATGCTTGTTCCTGTTAAGGCTATGCCTGATTTAGATGTCATCCAAAGATGTGGGGTAGTATCTTTAGAAATTAAAAATGGATTAGTTGTGTTAGTAGTTGATGAAACAATTTGAGTTCCAAACTTTGTACCAATATTTGAAGAAGTTGATGCTGTTTGTGATGCCAATTGTATTGCCATAATGTTAATAGGATTTTGATAAATAGCAGAGGTATTAAACTCAAAATACAATTTCATATTAATTTTTGATGGGTCAATTGAAGTTGGTGGATAAATTAATGTATTGTCAACAATTTCATATTTTGTTGATGATGATAATGTTCCTGGATTAATAATGTTTGAGTTATTTGGATAAGTAGAAGATGTGGATGTTGAACTTCCTTTTATAATTGATGTATCTGAAATATTTTGAAATAATACATACATTCTTAATGGATTATTATTAATAGAATATTTACTTCCAGATGAACCATCTGCTGTTTTTATAGGTTGTGGAT